GCGTCTTGCTAGAGCGCCGGGGCTCAGCAGCAGCTCGACGCCGCCGCCGCTCGGCTGCAGGACGGCCGCGCCCAGCTCGAACAAGGTCGCGCCGACTACGACAGCGGCCTCGCCGAATACGAGCAGAAGAAATCCGACGCCGATGCGCAGCTGGCGGACGCCGAGCGTCGCGCCGAACTCGCGAAGTAAGGAGACATCATGTCCAAGATCATCGTCAATACCGAAGTCATGGGGCCGGACTTTTCCGAGCTTGTCCTGCATGAGCTGAACTACGAGTGGAGCCGCGAGGTTGTGACGCTGGCGGCTTCGGAAGCGGATCTTCCGTTCGGCATGGTGCTGATGCGCGAAGCCGGGGAATACAAGCCGCTGACGGAATCCACGGTCGAGAGCGCCCAGAAGTTGGACGGCACGCCCGTCGCCGTGCTCATCGGCGCGGTCAAAGCCAGCGAGTCCGCACAGCCGGGCATCGTCATCCGGCGTGGGGCCATCCTGAACGGCGCGGCCCTCAAGTTCGACGCCAGCGTCACTACGTTGCAGGCCGATGCGAAGCTGGCCCTGTCCGATCTCGGCATCGTCATCAAGGAGTAACCCATGCCCATACAGAACTATCCCACGGTGTTCGACTGCACCGAAATGACCGCGGCGGTCAACAAACTGCCC